TACTATTGCTGCCGGTATAGTTACAAGCGTGACTTTGACTAATGGTGGTAATTTTTATGTAGTAGGGGATGTTTTAAGTTTTAATGCGGCTAATATTGGCATCGGTTCTGGTTCTGGGTTTTCTATACCTGTAACGCAGATTAATAACTCTACTGGCACTTCTTGGCTTGGCGATAACTTTGACCCTGTTCTTCTGTATGGTTCGATGCGTGAAGCCATGATATTTATGAAGGGCGAGCAAGATATGGTCACTTATTACGAGCAAAAGTTTACTGAAGCCGTAGCCCTAGCTAAACGTCTTGGTGATGGTCTGGAGCGTGGCGATGCGTACCGTGATGGACAGACTAAACTTAATGTGAGTGGACCTAACTCGTGACCATAGTTCAAGGACAAACTACAAGGTTTAAGACTGATGCACTCAGTGGATTGGTTAATTTTGCTGTTGGAACTTCTTATACTTACAAAATTGCTTTGTATACTGCAAATGCTGATTTAAATAATGCTACGGCTGTTTACACTACTACAGGCGAAGTTGTTGGCACAGGATACACAGCTGGTGGAAAAGATTTAGTTATATCAACAAGACCTACTGGAGACACATCAAACAATGTGGCTTACATATCGTTTGACCCAGTAATTTGGACAGGAGCATCCTTTACTTGTAGGGGCGCATTGATTTACAATAGTACAACAACCGCAACAGTAGCAGTTTTAAACTTTGGGTCAGATAAAACAACAACGGGTACGTTTACAGTTACTTTCCCAACACCTAGTTCGACAACCGCAGTAATAACAATCTCTTAGGAGTAAATATGCACAAAGAAATTCAAGGTTTTGGCGACAACGCTATAGCCACATTACAAGCTAACGCTGTTATTCCTGAAGGAATGGGCGTTGATGGTCAATATATTGTTGAGTGCCGTGATGCTGCTGGCAATCTAAAGTGGGAAGAAGAGTTTCCTAACTTAGTTGTAGCCGTAGGTAAAGAGTTAATGCTTGATACACTGCTTAGAACATCTGGCACATATACAACAGTTGGACCGTTTTTGGGTCTAATTAACAACAGCACAACATTTGCTGCCGCAGATACAATGACCTCCAAGACATGGACTGAGCTAACAACTTATACCGTTGGCGGTTCAGCAGTTCGTGGAACAGCCGTATTTGCTGCCGCATCTTCATCTGGAACAACTCCATCAAACGTCACAACATCAACTGCAACTGCAATTACCTACACAATGACAGGTTCTGCAACAGTTTATGGATGTTTCTTGGTTACAGGTACAGGTGCTGTTAGTACAATCTCAAGCACGGCTGGAGTCTTGTATTCTGAAGGAAACTTTAGTACAGCAAAAACTGTGACTTCAGGCGATACTGTTACTGTTACATATAGTACAACTGCTACAAGTTAAGGAGTCCTAAATGGCTCTCGTAGTTTATGACCGGGTTCAACAGACTGGTACTGCAAACACAACTGTTAGTTTTACACTAACTGGGAATGTAGACGGGTTTCAGTCTTTTGCGGTTGTTGGTAATACCAACACCACTTATTATGCTGCTACTGATTCTTTTGGGAATTGGGAAGTAGGTCTTGGCACATACTCAACTACTGGGCCAACATTAACTCGTACAACGGTTTTCTCGTCATCAAACTCTGGCGCTGCTGTTACTTTTAATGGCACTTGTAACATATTTGTTACTTATCCAGCTGGTAAATCTGTTAACTTAGATGCGTCTGGTAATGTTACGCCACTAGGGACTATTGCTTCTGGTGTTTGGAACGGTACTACTATTCCTGTTCTATATGGTGGTACAGGCGTTACAGCATCTTCTGGCGCTAACTCCGTTATGTTACGGGATGCCAATCAGAACGTAGCTGTTAATAGAATTAATCAGACTAGCACTAGCACCGCAGCCGCTGGTGGAGTCACAGCATTAACAGTGGCATCAAGTTACATTCATACTCTTACTGGTACTGGTGGACAGACATACACAATGCCTGATGCAACTACGCTTGCTACGGGGGTTGCGTTTATATTTAATAATCTTGCTACTGGTACATTAACGCTTCAAGATTATGCGACTGGTTCGATTGGCACTATTACTGCTGGTGGAGCAGGAGCAGTATTTTTAACAAACAATGCAACTGCTGGCGGCACATGGGACTTACATGCGTATCTTCCTGAAGGTGTTACTTTTGGAACCAATGCGTTTAATCTTGGAACCGCTGTTATTTCTGGGGGTACATGGCAAGGTGGTACTATTCAGCCTCCTTATGGTGGTACAGGGCTAACTACATTTACTGCGGCTAATAATGCTCTTTACTCAACATCCGCTAGTGCTTTAGTTGCTGGTACTTTACCTGTTGCAGCTGGTGGTACTGGGACTACATCTTCTACTGGTACGGGTGCTGTTGTTTTAGCAAATTCACCAACTTTAGTAACTCCAGCTTTAGGCACACCTAGCGCATTGGTTGGGACTAATATTACTGGCACAGCTTCAGGACTTTCTATTGGTGGTAATGCTACAACTGCTACAACATCTACAAATATTGCTGGCGGTGCGGCTAATCAAATCCCTTATCAAAGTGGCGCAAGCACTACTGTATTTACCCCCGCCCCAACAGTGGCGAGTACATATTTAGAATGGACAGGAAGTGGTTATGCGTGGGCGGCTACTACAGGGCCGACTGGGCCAACAGGACCAACTGGCCCAACAGGTTTAACAGGACCAACAGGTCCTCAAGGACCACAAGGTATTCAAGGAAACACGGGCGCAACAGGCGCACCGGGACCTACAGGTCCTCTAGGCCCAACGGGACCAACCGGCCCAACAGGACCAACTGGACCGGGCGCTACAGTAGCAGCGGGAACAACAAGCACTGGACCAGCATCTGTAACTAACGTAGGTTCTCCTACCGCAGCGGTATTTAATTTTGTAGTCCCACAAGGAGCAACTGGACCAACAGGCCCAACCGGACCGTTAGGACCACAAGGGCCACAGGGTATTCAAGGGAATACAGGACCAACCGGCCCAACAGGACCTACTTCTACTGTTCCCGGACCTCCCGGACCTACTGGTGCAACAGGACCAACAGGTTTAACAGGCCCTACTGGCCCTCTTGGACCCCCCGGCCCTACTGGCCCCCTTGGACCTACTGGGCCTACCGGAAATACTGGAGCCCCCGGACCTACAGGACCCCTTGGACCTACAGGACCTACTGGAGGCGCTGGACCCCCCGGACCTACTGGACCTCAAGGGCCTCAAGGTATTCAAGGAGCAACAGGACCAACTGGAGCTACTGGACCAACTGGCCCAACCGGACCTACAGGTATTGTGCAAGTTGTAACATATACAACTGACGCAAACGTATCTACAGCCTCATCTACTTATGCTGACTCCCAGTTAGTTGCTACTATTACCCCTAGCGCAACTTCAAGTAGAATTTTAGTTCTTGTGCATCATGCAGATGCGGGTAAAGCTGAGAATGCAATTAATGGAAGCGTAAGATTAACAAGAAATGGAACTGCTATATTTGACCCGGCTTATGCAGCGGGTAGAACAGATACAAGCGCAACAAACTTTTCTGGATGTATGGATTTTCATTATCTTGATTCTCCAAATACTACATCTGCTCTTACTTACAGAACTCAACTCGCTACTGCTGAAAATACAACTAGATTTTATTTAGGATTATTAAGTGCAAACAGTGTAATAACTCTAATGGAGATAAAAGGATGATAAAGCATGATGCAATTTATGATTGTTATCCTCAAGTAGGATACATTAGGGATAATGATGCTTTTGATAGAGATGGTAATCCTGTTTTATATGATGAAGCTGTTGTTTTAGCTTATATGGAGTCTAAGTCGTATATTGAAAAAAGAAAAAGAGCTTACCCTAGTTTTGGAGAACAATTTGATATTTTATATCATGGCGGGTACGATGCTTGGAAAGCTATGATTCAACAAATAAAAGATGAGATTCCTAAACCATGAGTCATTTACCAATCTGGTATTTATCTAATGTAGCTCAAGCATTATGTGATGAAATAATTGCTGACTGTTCAACTCGTGATTTTAATGAAGCTTCAATGGGGGAAACATCTAGTCAAAAAGACGAACAATACAGAAATACGGCTATACAGTTTTTACCAGTAGACCATTGGATAGAGCCACATTTGAGAGCAATTTCAGATGTAGGAAACCATGAATGTAAATGGGATTATTTACTTTCTGAAAACGAACAAGTCCAGTTTGCTAGGTATACCGAAAAACAAAAATACAATTGGCATACAGATACTTTTTTGCTTGGGCTAAAACCACTTGACCGAAAGATTACTGTAGTTTGTTTATTAAATGACCCGACAGAATTTGAGGGCGGAGAGTTTAAAGTAAAGCTATATCAGGAGTATGTTGCACCATTACAGAAAGGTTCTGTTATTGCTTTTCCGTCAATGTTAGAACACTGTGTAACTCCTGTTATTTCCGGTGTAAGGTATAGCGCAACTATGTGGATTAATGGACCTAAATTTAGATAATGTTTGGAATAACATCATTTGCCCAAGCTCCCTACTCAACTTTAGGGTCAACCGCTTACGCATTTGATATTAGTGAAAACGTAAATTTAGCGGATTCAAGCACCCAGCTGTCCGCTTTTTTATTTAGCCCAATTGAAAACATTATTGTTGACGATATAGACAACGATGCTGGACTTAACTATTTTGGTAGCGTTACAGAGACTATAGCGTTTGACGATGCAAGTACCCAGCTTTCAGCTTTCTTGCAGTCTATTACAGAAGACTTTACGCTTTCTAACAACCAACTAATATCTGCCCAGTTTAACTCTAGCATTACAGAAAACACCACATTAGCAGATTCTCAAGCAACTTTTTCCGCTTTCTTGCAATCAATTACTGAACCAAGTACTATGGCTGAGGTAAATGAGATACAAGCTAGTTTTGTTCAAAGCCCTACAGAAAACTTTACACTAGACGATACCCCAGTAGTAACAGCTCAATTTCCTTTAAGTGTTACCGAAAACTTTACATTAGAGTCCTTGCAGGTTCTAACAGCTCAATTTCAAGCTAGTATTGCTGAAAACACAACTATTGAAAGTTTTCAAAATGCTGCCCTTGGGCTTTTCTTTAGTATTGCCGAAAACTTTGACGCTGCTAATGCGCAAACTATAACTGCTCAATTTGTACAAAATGTAAGTGAGAATATTAATTTAAATGATAATCAAACAGTAACAGCGCAGTTTCTTTTTAATATTACTGAGAATTCTATACCAGAGTCTTTACAAACTATAACAGCTCAGTTTCAATCTAGCATTACTGAAGCTACAACTGTTGCTAGTATAGAGGTGGGTATTCTTGAACTCTTATTTACTATTACTGAAAACTTTGGGGTTGCTAATACGCAAACTATAACTGCCCAATTTGCGCAGTCTATATCCGAAGCAGTAACTATGGCAAACTTTACTACCGAGCAGTCTAACTTTTTGCAGTCAATAATTGAAGCATTTATTATTTTAGATAACCCTTCTGTAAGCGGATGGATTAAAATAAATGATAATCAATTTACAACATGGGTGCAAATTAATAATACACAGTCTGATACTTGGACTGAAATAAATAACAGCCAATAAGGACAAATTATGTCAACATATTCAACCTCGTTAAAACTAACCTTAATTGGAGATGGTGAGCAAACAGGTACTTGGGGTCAAACTACCAATACTAACCTTGGTACTTTGCTTGAACAGGCTATTGTTGGGCAAACCACCATTACAATGGCTAATGCCGATTACACCTTAACTAACTTAGATGGTGTTACAGACGAGGCTAGAAGTGCAGTACTTATAATTACAGGCAATCAAAGTGCCACATATAGTGTAATAGTCCCGGCTGTTCCAAAGCTTTATATTGTGTACAACAATTTAAGCAGTTCAGCCACAGCATATATTAAACCTTCAGGCGGCTCTGCATTTCAAGTTCCTAATAGTCGTACTATGTATTTGTACACTAATGGAACCCAGTTTTACGCTTTAGATTATGTAACATATGCTCAGAACCTTGTGTCTGGCGGTAGTATTACCACAAACGCAATTAACTGTACTTCGCTTACAAGTTCAGGCGCAATAGTTGGTACAACAGTAAACGGCACAACAATAACTGCTTCTACTCAGTTTTCAGGTCCGGGCACAGGGCTTACT